AGCGGCTGGGGCTGTCTACAGGTCTGGGATTCTGAGATCGCACGCGTGCGCTCTACGTGTTATTGTGGTGACGTGGCGACGGCTGAGCAGCAGGCACGGTGGCGGGCGAAGCGGCGGGCCGAGCTGGGCCCGGTGAAGCTCGGTAGGCCGGCGAGCGCGGCGTGTGGGACGCCGTCGGGGTTCAATCGGCACAAGCGGGAGGGGACGCCGGCGTGTGCGGCGTGCATTGAGGCTCGTCGCGTGTATCAGCGTGAGGCGGCCCGCCGTCGTCGCAGTTCGACATAGTTTCGTATTGACAGTCACCACGAAAGTGTGTAGAGTGGTGGGTATGACAGATACCGCCACCCTGGCCACCGTCAACATCTTCGGCGTGAAGGTCGGGGACATCTTCCACACCAGTTGGGGCTATGACCAGACCAACTGCGACTACTTCGAGGTCGTGCGGGTGACAAGGTGCGGGGCTGAGCTTCGCCCGGTCCGATCGACAGTGACCGAGTCGGTCCGGGGTGGCGAGTACCACATGCCGGCCCGGGGCGAGTTCCGTGACTGGTCGGTGCTGTTCGGCGCTGGTCGGGGTGATCGCAAGCTCTGCAAGGTCAAGAGCGGTTACCGCGGGTCACCGATGGTGGTTCTCTGCCGCGATCACTCCGCCGATCTGTGGGATGGTCGTCCGAAGTTCGACTCGGGTGCTTGGGGGCGCTGATGACCACAACCATCGAGGGGCAGCCGACATCGGCAGAGGTACGGGAGTCGCTGGCCGCCGAGGGCCGTCCTGTGCTGCTCGCGTTCTCGCGTGGGAAGGATTCGATCGCCGCTTGGCTGGCGCTCCGTGATGCTGGCGTCGATGTGATCCCGTATCACATGTACCTGGTCCCCGATCTCGCCTTCGTCGAAGAGTCGCTCGCGTACTTCGCCGACTGGTTCGGGTACAAGATCCACAACATCCCACACCCGTCGCTGTACCGCTGGATCAACTCGCTCACGTTCCAGGCCCCGGAGCGGTTGGCGATCATCGAGGCGGCGCGTCTGCCAAGCCCGGAGTATGCGTCCATCATCGGGATGCTCGTGGCGGACCTGGGGCTCCCGGCAGACACCTGGATCGCTGATGGGGTTCGGGCCTGCGATAGCCCGGTGCGGCGCCTGTCGATCGCCCGGCATGGGCCGATGAAGGTCGGGAGCCGGAAGGTGTCGGCGATATGGGACTGGTCGGTGGCGGAGGTCCGTGAGCGCATCGAGGCGGCCGGCGTCGAGCTGCCGGTGGAGTACGAGTGGTTCGGCCGGTCGTTCGACGGGCTCGACTACCGGTTCCTGGGTCCGTTGCGTGATCATGCGCCGGACGACTACCAGCGGGTGCTCGATTGGTTCCCGCTTGCCGAGTTGGAGTTGTTCCGGCGGGAGGTTATGACCGGTGCCTGACCTGTCCGCACTGTCCAAGCCGAAGCCGAAGGGCAAGGGCAAGCGGTCGCCGTTCGCTGCCACCGTCGCTCCCGACCCGCTCGCCGATGTCGCCTACTGCGATCCGCCCAACTTGGAGGCCGACAGCGCCGCCGAGCTGAATGCGATGCAGCAGGCGTTCAAGAAGCGGGCGAAGCAGGAGGCGCAGCGTTTCCGCGATGTCACCGACTCCGAGTATTGGGTGGCCCTGTGCTTCCAGACCCGCGAGGACAAGGACCGGTTCCTGCGGGCGCTGAACCTCATCCAGCTCGGCGACAAGTACATCGATGGCCATAAGGCCGCCCAGCTTCTCGGCGTCGACCTCTAGCGCGGGTTCGGCGCTTGCCGTTCGCCAGCCACCACCCGACGACCGGGGGATCGGTGGAGCGAGATGAAACCCATCAAACGAAGGAGTAACCACGATGCGTAATCGTTCGAACCTCACCAACAACAGCAGTAGCCGACTCTCGTTCCGTGACCGGGCCGCGGCGGCCCGCCGCATGGCGCGGTCGTCCGGCAGCTGACCGAGATGGCAGGTCGCGGGCCCGCGCCCAAGGCGAAGGAGCGCCGAGCGCGGACCAACAGCGAGCCCACCGGGGCAACCGTGCTACCGCTCGCCCGATGCCGCCAGCCCGACCTGCCCGCAGGGACGATCCCCTGGCCTGATCGCACCATCGAGTGGTGGTCGGGCTGGGGATCGAGCCCGCTCGCCGTGTCGTTCACCTGGGCGGACTGGGAGTTCCTGCTCGACACCGCCCTGATCCACGCCGACGTGTGGGGCAACTACAACCTCGACCGGCTCCCCGAGCTTCGGCTTCGGGTCGCCAAGTTCGGAGTGACCCCCGAAGATCGGGCTCGGCTGCGGATCACGTTCGCTGACGCCGACGAGAAGGACGCCAAGCGTTCCGCCCGGTCGGGGACCAACCCGACCGTCAAGCGGTTCGGGCACCTGAAGGCGGCACCCGCAAGCTGAACCGGTGAGGGGGAACCATGCCATGGAAACCCCGGTACCGCGGTGAGGTCCCCACTCTCGGCCTTCTCGCCATCGAGTGGATGTACGAGCACCTGGCGGCCCCCGACAGGACCAGCTACGAACCGTTCGAGGTCACCGAGGAACAGGCCCAGTTCCTCATCAACCTGTACGCCATCGACCCGAAGTCCGGGAAGCGCCGGTATCGCCGTGCCGTGATCTCCAGACCGAAGGGTTGGGGCAAGTCGCCGCTCCTGTCTGCCGTCGCGGCACTCGAGGCGCTCGGCCCGGTCGTCCCCGCCGGGTGGGATGCTGACGGGAGGCCGGTCGGGATCCCGTGGTCCGAGATCCGGACACCCTGGGTGCAGTTGGCGGCCGTCAACGAGGATCAGACGAGGAACGCTTGGACTCCGCTGCTGGAGATGCTGACCGAAGGGCCGGCGTGCGACGAGTACCCGGGCCTGGAGCCGTTGGGCACGTTCGTGAACCTGCCGAAGGGGCGGATCGAGTTCATCACGTCGGCTGCCACATCCAAGGAGGGTCAGCGGCCGGTCTGCTCGATTCTTGACCAGACCGAGTCGTGGCTCCCCGCCAACGGTGGGGTGAAGCTGGCGGCGACGATTCGCCGCAACCTCGGCAAGACGGGCGGGGTGTCGATCGAGGCCCCGAACGCCTACGAGCCCGGTGCTGGGTCGGTCGCTGAGGAATCGGCGGAGTACTGGCGGCGGATTCAAGCTGGTCGGGTCAGGGAAGCTGGGCTGCTGTACGACCACCGCGAGGCCCCGCCGGAGACGGAAATGGCGGACAGGGAGAGCCTGCTCGCCGGTCTCGCCGTCGCCTACGGCGACTCGGCCGACATCCCGCGGTGTGTGATCCATTCCCCGGCATGTCGTCGCCCTGGGTGGGTCGATCTTGACCGGATCGTCGCCGAGGTGTGGGACCCCGCTACGACCCCGGAGGATGCCCGCAAGTTCTACCTCAACCAGGTCACGGCGGCGTCCGACGCGTGGGTGTCATCCCCCCAGTGGGGGGCCTGTGCGGCCCCGGACAAGGCGGTGCCTCCGGATTCGGTCGTCGTGCTCGGGTTCGACGGGTCCCGTGGACGGGTGAAGGGCAAGGCCGATGCGACGGCGCTAGTCGGGTGCAGGGTGTCGGACGGGCACCTGTTCGAGGTTGGCGTGTGGGAATCGGAGGGGGCCGACCCTGACTGGCTGCCACCGGTGGCCGAGGTCGACGCTGCGATTCTCGGCTGTTTCGAGCGGTGGGATGTGGTCGGGTTCTACGCGGACCCGTCGGGCTGGACCGAGCAGATCGCCCGGTGGGAGGCCCGGTATGGGCGCAAGCTGCGCCTGAAGGCGGGGGCGTCGCAGATAGCGGCGTGGCCACGCGGGAAGGACTCCCGGGTGGTCGAACTGGTCGAACGGCTCAGGCAGGCGATCGTGAACGGTGAATGCTCCCATGACGGCCGGCCGAACCTGACCAGGCACGTGCTCAACGCCCGCCGTCGGGCAACGCGGACCGGGTATCTGCTCTACAAGGAGCATCCGGATTCGCACAGGAAGATCGACGCCGCGTACGCGGCGGTGATGGCGTGGAAAGCGCGAACCGACGCCCTGGCGGTCCCGTCGCGGCGGTCCGGTGTGGTGTGGTGAAAGGTGGTGGCCGGTGAACGACATGCAGGATCTGGTCGCCAAGCAGCTGTACCCGCAGTGGATGGCCGAGCGTGAACGTCTCGACGCCCTGGACTCGTGGCTTGGCGCGGATCATCCGACGCCGTACACGCCAAGGAGCGCCACCGAGGAGTACAAGCGGCTCGCGAACCATGCCCCCACGCCGTGGCTGGGGCTGGTGGTGACCTCGGTCGCGCAGGCCCTGTACGTGGAGGGCTACCGGTCGCCGTCGGCGGCTGACGACTCGGCGGCGTGGGCGTTGTGGCAGGCCAACGGGCTCGATCGACGCCAGATCGGCGTGCACCGGGCGGCGCTCGGGTACGGGCAGTCGTTCGTGACGGTGCTTCCTGGCCGGTCGCCGCTGACGAAGGAGCCGACACCGGCGATCCGTGGCGTGTCACCGCGGCGCATGATGACGTTCTACGAGGACGTCGCCGACGACGACTGGCCGATGTACGCCATGCGCGTCGACAGCATCAAGGACGGCCAGCGGATCCGGGTGTACACCGACACCGACGTCCACTATTTGACTGCCACCAGCACGGGCGGGGATGTGACTTGGGGCTCGTCGGAACCACATTCGGTGGGGATCTGCCCGGTGGTGCGGTTCGCGAACATGCTCGACCTGGAGGGGCGCACACCCGGCGAGGTCGGCCCATTCATTCCGGTCGCGGCACGGATCGACCAGACCACGTTCGACCGGCTGCTGGTGCAACGGTTCGCGTCGTGGGTGGTGCGCACCGTGTCCGGCATGTCGTTGTCTGACACGGCGTCCACCACTGGTGAGACTGCCGCCGAGGCGAAGCTCAGGTTGTCGGTCGAGCAGCTGCTGGTGGCCGAGGATCCCGACACCAAGTTCGGGACGCTCGCGGCGACACCGCTCGACGGGTTCATCGCCGCCCACGAGGCGGACATCAAGGCGCTGGCTGCTGTGACGCAGACCCCGGCGCACGAACTGCTCGGCTCGTTGGCGAACCTGTCCGCTGAGGCGTTGGCGGCTGCCAGGGCGTCGTTGTCGGCGAAGGTGGAGGAACGCAAGCATTCGTTCGGGGAGTCGTGGGAGCAGACGCTGCGGCTTGCCGCGCACATCAACGGTGACGCCGACGCGGCGCGTGACTTCCAGTCGCAGGTCCGTTGGAAGGACACTGAGATCCGGTCTCTCGCCCAGGCCGCCGACGCTCTCGGGAAGCTGGCCACCATGCTCGGTGTTCCTGTCGAGCTGTTGTGGGAGAAGATCCCGTCGTGGACGCAGCAGGACGTTGAGCGGGCGAAGGCTCTCGCGGCTCAGGGTGGCGGGCTGGAGGCGTTGATGCGCGAACTTGCCGCCGGTCAGGCCGATGCCTCCGCGGCCTGACCCGGTCCGTCTCACCGACGCCCACCGGGCCGCGCAGTCCCGCATCGCTGTGGACACGGCCCGGGCGTTGGTCGCGGCGTTCCGGCTGCTCGACCCGGGCCGGATCGACGCCACCGTTGACCGCTGGTTGTCGGTTACTGTCCCGATCGTCGGGCGGCAGCGGGCCGTGTCGGCCCGTCTCGCCGCCAACTACCTGTCGACCCTGCGGGCGATCGAGCTCGGGATGACCGCGGCGGGTTTCACGCCGACGCTTGAGGATGTCGGGGTTGAGGAACGGGTCGTGAAGTCGTTGATCGTCACCGGGCCGGCCACAGTGAAACTCGGGCAGGAACGCGGACTGGCCGCCGCGAAGGTGTTCGATGTGGCGGCGTCGAAGATGGCCGCGGCGGGGGTCCGTCACGCCCTGGAGGGCGGACGGGAGACGGTCTACCGGGCGGTGTCCGACGACGACGCAGTGATCGGCTACGTCCGGGTCACCCGCGGTGACTCGTGCGCGTTCTGCCTGATGTTGTGTTCACGTGGCGCGGTCTACAAGGACGAGATGACGGGCGAGATGGTCGGCATGGACGGCCGCCGCCGGTTCCGGCGCACCCAGGGCGACCCGTTCCACGACGGCTGCAACTGCCAAGCGAAACCGGTCTACCGGGATGACGACCCGATCCTCGAACGTTCCCACGCCCTCAAGGAGCAGTGGGATGAGTCAACGAGGGGGCACAGCGGTGCTGACGCGCTCAACGCGTTCCGCCGAGCCCTCACCACCAGCCGCGAGCTGGTCACAGTCTGACCCGCGACGGGTCAGCCGCCCGCGACGGGCGCACACACAAGGGAGGCCGCGATGGCCGACGACCCCACCCCCGACCCGCAACCCCCCACGCCAGGCGCTGACCTCGGCGACGCAGGCAAGCGGGCCATCCAGGCAGAACGAGACGCACGAAAGAAGGCCGAACAGGCCGCCGCCGATCTCGCTGCCGAACTGCAAGCCATCAAGGACAAGGACAAGTCCGACTCGGAAAAGCTGGCCGAACGGCTGGCAGCCGCCGAACGACGCGCCGCCGACGCCGAAACGCAGGCGACGCGGATGGAAGTGGCAGCCGAGAAGGGTCTGACCGCCGCACAGGCGCGACGCCTGGTCGGGTCCACCCGCGAAGAGTTGGAGGCAGACGCCGACGACCTCCTCGCAACCTTCCAGCCCGCCGGGCAGGAAGACCCACCCGGTGAACGGCCCACGCCGACACCCCGACCCACCCCCACCGTCCGCGGCGGGGGTGACCCCACCCAGGAACCGGACCCGACCCCTTCGGACATCCGCGAGATCGTCTCGAAGATCCCGCGTTCCTGACCCGCCCGGACCCTGCCACGGGACCGACCCGGCGGAACCCCTCACCCACTGACCCCAAGGAGGTCCAACCGTGGCAAACACTTTCATCAAGGCCGGACAGATCGTCTCGGCAGCCTCGATGCTGCTCCAGCGTGAACTCGTCCTCGCCAACCTGGTCATGCGCCAGGCCGACAGCGACTTCAGGGGCGCGCTCAACGACACGGTGACCCTCCGGTTCCCGGCCGTGCTCGCGTCCCGCACCCGCGTGTTGCGGTCGACGACCGCCCTGGTCGCCGACGACCTGACCGAGACCAGCGTCCCGATCACGCTCGACACGCACATCTACACGCTGCTGAACGTCACCGACGAACAGCTGACGTTGGACATCTTCGACTTCTCCGCTCAGGTCCTCGCCCCGCAGATGCGGGCAGCGGCCGAAGGCCTCGACGGTGCCGTGGCGACCGAACTGGCAGCGACGACCGCCGACGCCGCGACGATCAACATCGCCGCCGCCGCGACCAAGGAGGCGGTCCTCGACTACCTCGTGGACGCGTCGATCGCGTTGAACGTCCGCAACGTGCCCCGCAACGAGCGGGTCCTGGTCGTCGGAGCGAACATGGAAGCCCGGATCATCAAGGCTCTCGGCGCCCGCGAGACCTCCAGCGGTGACAGCGCCCTCGCCGACGCGACCATCGCCAGGTTCGCCGGGTTCCGGATCGTCGGATCCAACGCCGTCGGCGTCGATACCGGGTACGCGTTCCACCGGTCGGCGATCGCGCTCGGCATGGTCGCCCCCGCGCTCCCCGAAGGCGCTACGATGAAGGCCCGGGTCGCGCATGAGGGGATCGCCATGCGATACCTGCGGGACTACAACCCGACGAACTCGACCGGCCCGGTCGACCGGTCCCTGGTCGACCTGTTCGCCGGGGTGACCCCCATCGAAGAGGGCGGCACCCCGAAGAACAAGCGGCTCGTCAAGCTCGCGTTGACGGCCTGATCCGCCATGCTGCCGCTCGCATCCCTCGACGACCTCCGGATCTGGCTCAAGGGCACAGAACTGGACGTCGAGCAAGGCTTGTTCGTGCTCGACATGGCGTCGTCGGTGGTGCGAGCGGCAGCCGGGAACCCTGCCAGCTGGGTCGATCAGGCCAGCATCCCTGCCGTTGCCCGGGCGGTCACCGTCCAGTTGGCGGTCCGGATGCTGGCCAACCCGACCGGCGACCGGTCGCAGTCCACCGGCCCGTTCTCGCGGACGTTCGGTGACACGTCACTGACCGACGCCGAGGTGGCGCAACTGAACACCACCCGCCCCACCGGCGGGCTGCGAACGCTCACCACATACCGCGACATCAACCTCGACGCCGTCTACCTCCCGGTTGCCGGCAGCGACAAACCAATCCCGTTCTGATACCGAAGGAGCCCACCATGGCCACCAAGAAGACCCCCACCGCCGACGCCGGCCAGGTGCTACTCACCAAGGGGCACCGCACTCGCCCGTTCCCCGTCGACGTGGCCGACATGGCCCGCCAGTACGGCTGGTCCGACCCCGACGCCGCCGCCAAGGACGAGCCCACCGGCGAGTGATGTTCACGTTCGGGGAATGCCTCCACGTCTACCGTGCGACCACCACCGAGGACGAGTACGGTGACCAGTCGCCCGCCACGGAGCCGCTGGTGGACGTCATCGACGGCTGCGCCGTCGAGCCCGTGTCCTCGACCACGATCACCGAGGCTGGACGCACCATCACGCTCAATACCCTCAACGTGTACGCCCCGTTCGGCGCAGACCTTCGTGCCGGGGACCGAATCAAGCGTGACAACCAGTGGTGGCGGGCTACCGGCAACGCCAGGCGTTGGCGGTCACCGTTCACCGGTGCCGAGTTCGGATCGGTGACCACGTTCGAAATGGCGGAGGGATGACCAATGTCTGAGGATCGGATCGTGGCCCATTTCCTCGGCGGCGATCCTGTCGCTGACGACCGGTTCTGGCGGGCGGCCCGATGCGTTGATGGGGTGCGCTTCCGGGCAGTCGTGCCCGCCGGGCCGGCGGTGCCGGTGGAGCACTACCCGAACATTGAGATCACTCTCGATGCCACCCACGACGTGAAGCTCCACCCAGCCAAGTGGGGCACCGAGCCAGGGCACTGGGTGGATCGGTTGCTGGCCGAGCTCGAAGGAGGCGCGACCGATGGCGGTTCGGATCAAGATCAATCACGCGGGGATCAGGGCGCTACTCAATTCCCCCGAGGCCGCCCAGCTCGTCAGGGCCGAGGCCGCCAAGGTGCTCGCCCGGGCCGGTGACGGTTTCGGAATGAAGATGGAGAAACAGGGTGATCGGCCGTCGGCGATCGTGTACACCGACACCTTCCGTGCCCGCTACCACCAGGCCCGCGAGCATCTACTTGAACAGGCGATCGGTAGTCGATGACCGAGCCGATTCTGTTCCCTGATCCGATCGTCGTCGCCCGAATGTGGCTGGCGCCGCTGGTCGCCCCGGTCGCTGTCGGCCAGAAGCGGGCGCGGGACAACGCTCCAGCCGAGTTCGTCCAGTTGGTCCGCACCGGCGGCCTGCGTGTCGGGCTCGTCATCGACGGTGCACAGATCACTGTCACGTGCTGGGCGGCGACCGACATCCGGTCCGCCGAACTGGCGTCCATCGTCCGTGCGCATCTCGGAGCGATGACCGGTGAGGTGGTCGGCACGGCCACCGTGTACGCGGTCGTCGAGACCGGAGGCCCGTACTCCAACCCTGACCCGGACAGCGGGTCCCCCCGTCACACGTTCACGGTGACGGTCAATGTTCGCGGTGTCACCCTCTCTGGCTGACCCTCCCCTGTCCCGCCTCAGCGCGGGATGACCTGCGGCCCCCAAACCCTGCGTGCCCACGCTCCGCGTGAACGGCACCACCACCCCCAAAGGAGCCACCTATGGCACTCACCGCTGGGAACGTGCGCGTCGCTGGCACCGGCAACGTGTTCAAGGCCCCGTCAGGCACCACGCTGCCGACCGACCACACCACCGCCTTGAACGCCGCGTTCAAGGACCTCGGCTACTACACCGAGGACGGCTTCAAGATGAACGTCTCGAAGTCGTCGACGGACATCAAGGCCCACAACGGCGACGTCGTCCGCACCGTCACGAACGAGCACAAAGTCACGTTCGACCTGACGATGATGGAGTGGAACCTGGAGGCCGCCAAGGCCGAGTTCGGTTCCGCGAACGTCACCGTGGCCACCGGGACCACGATCAAGGTCAACTCGACCGCCGGCGACCGCGGCCCGTTCGTGCTCGAAGCGGTCGATGGTGCCACGAAGATGCGCATCGTCATCCCCGACGGCCAGATCGTCACCGACAGCCAGGAGGTGACGTTCAGCAACACGGCATCGATCAACTTCCCGTTGTCGATCGTCGCCTACCCGGACGGCACCGGAAACAAGGCGTACATCTACACCACCGCGCTGACCTGATCGGTTCTGGTCGGGGCTGGTAACTCGCAGGTCGCTGGCCCCGACCGGAACATCTGACCTGCGAACGAATGGAGACCTGCGATGCCACGCAAGATCAGTTGGGCCCAGTTTTGCGCCGACCGAGACGAGGAAGCGGCGATTGAGATCGACGCCCCGAAAGGGGCAGCGTTCCGCATACCGCCGGCTGAACGGTGGGCTGCGAAGTACCGAGCGGCCACCACCGACGACGAGCGCGGTGTCGCAATCCTCGGCGCCACCGAGTGGAAACGGTGGGTGGCGACGGGGCGCACGTACGAAGAACTCGACCAGTTCTTCATGTACGCGGAGCGGGTCACCCCGGGGGAATAGCCGGCCTCGTCGCGGCCCTCGACCTGTACGGGGACGTGATCGAGGCCGACCTGCTCCGCTGGTACCGGCTCGACCTCCAACGGGACCTCGGGACACCACGACTCACCTGGCGACGCCTACGAGTACTCCTCGGACAGCTTCCCCGCGAGTCAGGGCTAGTGCAACGGACCGGCGGCGACGCGGTCCGTTGGGGCGCGCAAGAGCATCTGCTGGCGTCCGTCGTTGATGAGCTGCGGATCATCGACTGGCACTACGTCAGCTCCCACTCGCGCAAGCGCGTCCCGTCCCCGCCGATGATCCCACGCCCCGGCGTGAGAACACCGTCGGAGCCGGTCATGTCGGTAGCCGAGTTCGCCGCCCAGGTGTCGGGCGGCTCGATGACGATCTGAGAAGGGCGGTGCGAACATGGGTGTGACCATCGCCAACGCCTACGTCCAGATCGACCCGTCATTCAAGGGCATCGAAGCGAAGCTGCACGCCGGCCTCGACGGCCCACTGGAGAAGGCCGGCCGCCAGGCGGGCGAGAAGGCCGGCAAGCAACTCGGTGGCGGTATCGAGCGGGCCGCCCGCCAGTCCGGCGAGAACGCCGGGGCCAGCATGGCGTCGGGCATCGAATCGAAACTGAAGGGTGTCGGGTCCGGTATCAGCAAGGTGCTGTCGACCGCGCTGATCGCTGCCGGGCTCAAGAAGTCCGTCGACGCGGCCTCGGACCTGAATGAGACCCTGTCGAAGTCGAAGGCGATCTTCGGTGACGCCGCTGGCGGGTTCGAGGACATCGCCAACGGCGCAGCGAAGTCGATGGGCTTGTCGAAGCGTGCCTATCTCGATGCCGCGTCGGGGCTGAAGGGCCTGCTCGACAACCTTGGGCTGGCGAGCGCCGAGAGCATCAAGTGGTCGAAGTCGATGACCCAGTTGGGCTCCGATCTCGGGTCGTTCTTCAACACGGACCCGGCCGACGCCATCGAGGCGATCGGGTCGGCGTTGCGTGGCGAATCCGAGCCGATCCGCCGGTACAACGTCAACATCAACGAGGCCGCGATCAAGGCCAAGGCGTTGGCGCTCGGCCTGTACGACGGCAAGGGTGCGATCGACCAGTCAGCGAAGGCGACGGCGACTCTGGCGTTGATCACCGAGCAGACCGCCAGAGCGCAGGGTGACTTCGCTCGTACCGCTGACGGTGTCGCCAACAGCCAGCGCACGGCCGCAGCTGAGGCCGAGAATGCCGCGGCATCATTCGGGCAGGCGCTGCTTCCCGTCTACCAGCGGGTCGTGCAGGTCGTCGGGGCGGTCGTAGGTGCGTTCGCAAAGCTGCCGTCCGGGATCCAGACGACGATCGTCGCCGTCGGTGGGCTCGTCGCCCTCTCGGGGCCGCTGCGTAGCTTCGGCAAGTCCCTGAGTGGCCTGGCGGGTGCTGGCACGGGCGGCGGCTTGTCGATGCTCGGCAAGATCGGTGTCGGCATCGGGTTGGCGACCACGGCGATCAGTGTTGGCCTGGCCATCTGGCAGAAGATGGGCGAGAAGCAACGCGAGATCGCCGCTCGCTCCAAGGAGGTTGCTGCCGCGCTTCCAGCGCAGGTGGCCGAAACCTGGAAACTGGCCGACGCCTCTGGCGCTGCGGCAGGCAAGGTCGACGGGCTCACTGTCGCCAACATCGCCCTGTCTAAGTCGCTCGCCAGCAACGGTGAGGACGGCGCCAAGCTGACGCAGGCGCTCGGGACGCTCGGCTTCCAAACCGAGGACACGTTGGACGTGCTACGCCGCATCAAGACCGACGGCTCGGCCGGCATCGCGTCCATCGGCCGTGAGGCAGGGCTCACGGCACAGGAAGCCTCCCTGATGGCCAAGGCACTGGCCGACACCGACGGCAATATCGACGATGTAGCGACGTCGTTCGCGTACTTCGCCACGAAGGTCGGTGGCGGGGTCAAGGGCATGAAGCTGTCCCGCGATGCCGCCGAGGCGATGTGGACGAAAATCAAGCCGCTCGTCGAGGCGATGGGTGAACTGGAAGGCCAAGCGAAGAAGACCAACCTGGACGATGTCGCACGGCAGTACCTGACCACCGCTGCTGCTTCGAGCGAAGCGGCGGACGCTGCAATCCGCCAGGCAGAGGCCGATACCCACGCCAGCCGAGCCGGTCAGGGTGCCCTGAACGTGTACATGCGCTACCAGGAGATCCTGGCCGGGAAGACCGCGGCCGAACGCGCCGCTATCCTCGGCACCGAAAACCTGACCGAAGCGACCGGCGGGTTGAAGATGGTCGCCGGGGCGACGCTCCGCACGATCGAACGGACCGCCTCGGCACTTGACCGCGCCGCCGACGCAGCGTCAGGGTTCGCCTCCGCGATCAACAAGGTATCGGGGCCGGCGGTCGACCTGGAGGAGTCCAACCGTCGGATCCGCGAGAACGCTGCCAATCTGGCCGAGGCGTTCAAGAAGAACGGCACCAGCCTGGACATCAACACCGAGAAGGGCAGGGCCAACCGGGAAGCGGTCCAGCAGTCGGTGGAGGGGCTCCGCGAGCACGCGACGGCGATGCTCAAGAGCGGGGCCTCGGCCGAGGAAGCCGCGGCCTTCTTGAACTTCTCGACGAACGCTCTTGTTGACCAGGCGGTCGAGGCGAAGGTCTCCGAGGAGGAGATGCGCGGCTACTTGGAGACGCTGGGCGCTACGCCGGAACAGGTCGAGACGGCGATCCGGCTGTTGCACGACCAGGAAGCCAAGTCCCGCGTCGACGATCTGATTGCGAAGCTGGGCGATATCCCCGAGTCCGAGTGGACCGAGATCAAGGCCCTGATCGAGAACGGCTCGTACGCCGAAGCCGAGCGTCGCCTGCTGGCGCTCACCCGCAAGCGGACCGCCATCGTCGAAGTTGGGCTCCGTGGTGCTGGCGCTCAGCTTGCGTTGCAGGGTAAGGCGGGGAAGCTCGACGTCAAGTGGACGGCTCTCGGTGACGTGGTCGACCGTCCGTCGATCCGTGGTGTTGGTGAGGCTGGGGCTGAGGCGATTCTGCCGCTGACGAACCCGGCCAGGATGCGTGAGTTGGTTCGAGATCCACGGGTGCTCGGTCCGGTCACTAGGGCGCTGCCGGGTGGTGGTGGGCTCGTGGTCAACTTCAACGGCCCTGTCAGTAGCCCGGCTGATGTCGCCCGGGCGGTTGAGTCGGCGTGGCGGCGTCTGACGGCGCAGCGGAGGTTTGCGTCGTGAGTCAGCCCCAGTTGCGGCCGAACTCGACGATCTCCACGACCGGCCTGTCGGTGGTTGGTGGGGCGTCGGCTGATGTGGTGCTCGATGATGCCCCGGCGGCGGACGGGTCGTACATCCAGAACACGGGGTCGTCGGCGGCGACGGCGACGCTCGGGTTGACCGATCCGACGTGGCCGGCCGGGGCGGTGTCGAAGTCTGCCCGGGTCCAGTTGCGTGCCCGTGGTATCAGCGGGTCGTTGCCGGGCCGTGGGTATGTCGAGCTGAGGTCGGGCAGTGTGGTCGTCGCCAAGCTTGACCTGTCGACGTGGACGTCGACGTCGTTCGTGACGAAGGCTGCGGCGTGGTTCCCGATCACGCTCACCCAGGCCGAGGTCAACGCGTTGACCGCGTACGTCAGGGTCAACAAGTCGCAGACGAACCCGTACCCGGTGATCGCCTCCGAGTTGTACATCGACCTGATCCTGGCGGAGCGGGCGACGGCGGCGATCACGACCGTGACCACCGCGTATTCGACGTCGACGATCACGACGGACTGGTCGCACACCCCGGGCGCGGATGGTGGTGACCAGTCGCATTACCGGCTGATCTGGCTGACGGCGGCGCAGGTGGCGACGATCACCGGCGGGGACCCGACCACGTCAACGGACGGGATCCTGTCCGATACCGGCATCGTCGAGTCGACCGCGGTCTCCGCTATCACGACTGGGTTGCCGGCGGGGACGTTGACCCGGTATGTGGCGACCGCTGATCTGGTGAATGGGCAGCCGCACTGGTCGGCGTGGGTGTCGCAGTCGGTCACGGTCACTCTGTCGACGGCTGAGGCGTTGTCGGTGTCGCCGACGGTCGATGACGCGTTGGGTCGGGTGGGGGTGACGGTCGCCCGGGATACCGGCAAGGACCCGTGGACTGGCGTCGAGATCGAGCGGGCGGTGTCGGCGGTCGAGCCGACGGTCGCGAACATGGAGGGCACAGCGGTGTCCGGCATCGCCGGCGGCTGGGGGTCGTTCACGGCCGGGACGTTGACCCCGACGTACACGGTGCAGACGGCCGCTGGGCGAGGGAGTGTGCAGCGTGTGGCGGTGACCGGGATGGACCCTGGTGAACGGGTGATGGTGCGCACCGCGACGGCCGTGTCGCTCGCGTCGATCGGCGTGTTGCCCGGGGACACGATCGAGATCGGGGGATGGTTCGCCGCCGCCGCCGGCTCCTATTTCGCTGGCTGCCAGCCGTCGTTCGGGGCCGACTGGTATGCGGGCAGCGTCCTGGTGTCGTCGTCATACAGCCAGATCGGCGGGTCTGGCACGGCCGGGACGTACTACCCGTACACGGGCCGGCTGGTCGTGCCCGCCGGGGTGACTCACGCCAAGATCCTGGTCGGCCTGTCCGGTGGGGCCGGCGCGTCGAACGCCACAGGCCAGGTCGACATTGACGCCGTGACCGTGATCCGTGCTGACGGCTGGGAGCCGATCACCGGGTCACCGTTCACGGCGGCGGGGAACTCGGCGACCGCGTACGACTACGAGCTGCCACCGGGCGTGGCCGGCGCCTACCGTGCCCGCGCTCTGAAGGCCGGACCTGTGGCCGGGGCATGGGTGCAGGCTGCGTCGACCGTGTGGTCGTACACGACTGGCCGGCTGTGGTTGAAGGTCCCCGAGATGCCCGGCCTGAACATGCAGCTGTGGGTCGTGTCCGCGCCGCTGGAGAACACCCGGCCACGCCGCCAGATCATCCACGACATCCTCCCCGACGGTGCGAGCAGCGCCCGCCGTGTCGTCGCCTACGGCCCACTCCAAGGCAGAGTCACCGAACTCGTCGCCTGGACCGAGACGCGGGCCGAAGCCGCCCAACTCGAAGCGATCGTCCGGTCCGGGGTCGTGGTGTTGCACCCGCCGACCGACTGGCGGTTCGCCGCCGGCACGTTCGCGCTCGGCGCGCAGGTCGAGGACGTGTCCGACGAGATCGCCACCGGCTACGAGTACCAGCAGTGGCGGATCACGCTCACCGAGGTCGACTGATGCGCCAACCCGTCGACGCCATCACCGGCGCACCGGTCGCCGGCGGCGACTACGACACGGCGATGGCCGCCACCGCCCGCCGGCCGGTCACCTTCGCCGAGATCATCATCGACGGACTCCCGCAAGGGGTTCGGGTGCCGGTCACCGGCGGCCGCATCTCCTGGTCCCGTACCCGGCTGCACCAGGCCGAAGGGTCGTTGGAGTGGGGGATCGGCACCCCACCGGACCCGACGATCGTCCCAGGCGCGCCCGGCACACTGATCCAGGTTGGGGTGACCGAGCTACGCGTCTGGTCAGGGCTCGTCCTCGGCGACGGGCGGGTGGCGGTGTGCTCGCTCGGCTACTTCATCGTCGAGGACTACACGTTCACCGACGGGATGACCGTCACCGTCACCCTCGGCGCCCGGTCGCAGCGGGTCAGCCGGGCACGGCTCGAAGCACCCGTCCAGTGGACAACCGGGATGGTGCTTGAGGAGGCGGTGTCCGGGATGTTGAACGTCGCCTGGCCGGACGTCGACGTCGAGATCGTCGGTGACACCCACACCGCCCCAGCGCTCGTCCATGAGACGCAGACCGACCCGTGGGAGGCGTGCACCGCCGCAGCGACCAGCAAAGGCTGCTGGCTGTACCCGACCGGTGACGGCAGGTTCCGGTGGACTCCGGAACCAACCCTGGACCCCACCACGGATGCTGCCGTGTTCGCGGCCGGCGTCAACTTGACCGCACTGGCCCGGACGGCGACGATCGACGGGTTCTCCAACCGGGCGATCGCCGCCTCGTCGAAGCCGGATCTGACGGCCCCTGTGTTCGGGCAGGCAACCCTGACCGATCCCGGGTCGGCCGCCCGCTACGACGGTCCGATCGGCAAGATTCCCCGCTGGTACTCGTCGCCGCTCATCGACACCACCGCGGAGGCGGCCACGACCGCGGCGACGATCCTGCGAGCCGACCGGCCCGCCGACCAGCTCCGATGGTCCGCCCCTGTCGACGCCCGTCTGGAGCTCGTCGACGCCTGCCGGGTCATCCACCCGGGCATGTGGATCGATCAGACCACGTTCGTCGACGACATCGAGTTCGATGTCGCCGGCGACGTGATGGGCTGCTCGGCGGGCGCGGTCGAGGAAGTGGTCGAAGGATGAGTAGCCGCGAGGTGATGGGCACTGTCACTGTGGCCACCCCGGTGGCGACACCGACGGTCACTCTTGACGGTGACACCGACGGGTACCCGACCCGTAACGGGCTCCCCGGCTACACCCCGGCGTTGAACGACCGGGTGTTCGTGCTGGTCGTCGACCACCGCCGTGTCCGGATCTCTGGGCTCAAGCGCTGACCGGCGGCTGATGCCGCCGGCATCACCCCCCCAACCCCTTGAAGGAGGCCGTCATGGCCGACCCCGAGTACGAGCTGACCGACGACGGCGAGGACTACGCCGTCGGTGACACCGAAGATGTGGAGGGCTGATGGGCTCGATCTGGCTGCGTGAACTCGACGTGTGGCTCAAGGATGCCGGGCTGGACTGTGAGGGCTGGCCGGGATGGCAGACCCGCTCCCGGTCGTCCGGCGGGTTCAACGGGGTGCGGGGGATCGTGATCCACCACACCGCCGGATCTTCAAGGACCCCTGATCGGGACACCTGCCGGTACCTGTACGAGCGCGCTGATACCCGTCCGATCGGCAACGTGTTCCTGGCCCGCGATGGCAAGGTGTGGATCGGTGCCGCGGGCGCGGCGAACTGTCAAGGCAAGGGCGGGCCGGTCACCACCAGCACTGGACCGGTGCCGCGCGATGACGGGAACCGGTGGATGTTCGCGGTCGAGGCTGGCAACAACGGTGTCGGCGAGGTGTGGCCGCAAGCCCAGCTGGACGCCTACGTGACCCTGGTGGCCACCCTGTGCCGACGGCTCGGCCTCGATCCGATGCAGGACATCTTCACCCACAACTCGTGGTGCCAACCAAGCTGCCCGAACCGCAAGATCGACCCGGCCGGCCCCACCCCGTCCCATCCAACACTTGGCACGGCCGGGCTGGACAGGTACGGGCGGCCGGTGATTTGGCGGCATGACGCGTTCCGGGCGCTGGTGGTGGCCGAGATGGCCCGTACCGAGGTTGTCCCGGAGGCGACGTTGCAGCTTGGGTCGCAGGGCCCGTCAACGTGGCGTCTGATCGAGATCTTGGACGCCTGGGGATGGCGCAAGCAGGCCCGCCCGAACGACGGCAAGTTCTTGGCCGCCGAGATCGACGCGGTGAAGGTGATGCAGGCGGCGCTCGGCGCGCCGGTCACCGGCGTGTACGACGATCCCACCGAGGCCGCCTACCGGGCGTTCGGTGACTTCCTCGCCTCGCTCGGCACGCCGCAGCCGGAGGCGGCGTGATGCTGGCGATTGCGTCGGCGGACTGGCCGGGTGTGCTGCTCGGTGTCGCCGCGATCCTGCTGACGATCATGGTCGGCTGGGGTGTGTGGTCGGTGCGCGGCAAGCTGACGGCGATCTCGGCCAAGGCTGGCCCGCTGGAGATGACCGTCGACCTTGAACGGAAGATGTCGGAGGTTCACGAGCAGATCACCGACTCGAATGGTGGGTCGACGGTGCGTGGGGCGATCGAGGAGATCCGGGCGGCGGTGCACGCCAACCATGACCGGTTGCGGGGCGAGATGCTCCGCTGGTTCGCCGCGTCCGTGGAGGACCGCCGCAACATCCACGCCGAGCTCGGCGATATCAAGCATCGGGTGACCCGCATCGAGCGGCACCTGCACCTGGAAGGAGACCAGCTATGACCCGCTTCACCGGATTTCAGCGCGCCGCCCGCCGCGCTCTGGCCACGTTCGTGTTCGCGACGACCGGCCAGTTGATCGGGCTCCCGCTGCTCGACATGGACGTCGCCGCGTGGAAGCCGGTCGCCGCGGCCGGGCTCGGCGCGCTCGTCAACCTCGCCTACCGGTGGGCTGAGCCGATCGTGCGCGCCGACAACCCTGTCGACGTCAAGGGCTGACCGGTGACGACGGGCCCGTACCTCGATCAGTCATCGCAGACACTGAACCTGCGGTGGACGCAGGGCGACCCGGTGTCTCTCGCCGCGGTGATCGTCGGTGGCGCAGACTGGGCCGGGACCTACACCGTCGAGTCGGAGACCGCCGGTGTCGCCGCCCTCGTCGCGGCAGTGACCGCCGGAACGATCACCGATCAGACCAGCGGAGCGTTCACCGCCGGCGTCGGGCCCGACGCCAAGCTCACGCTCACCCTCGGCGACTCGACCGGGGTCCTGGCCGGCGTGTACGGGTGGCGGCTCCAGCAGACGGGCGGGCCAACGCGTCTGTCCGGCTCCGTGCACGTGGTGGCGTCATGAGCTGCCCGGTGACACTGGTCAACCAGCAGCCGCCCGTGGTGGTCCAGGTGCGCCGGCAGCCGATCCTGGTCACCCAGGTGCCTGGTGTCGGCCCGCCCGGCCCGCCGGCGTCGGACATGACCGTGACGGCCGCCTCTGCGCTCGGCGGGCATCGGGTTGTCACCCCGTCCGCTGGCGGCTGGGTGCACGCCGACACCGGTATCCCCGCCCATGCTCACGGCGCTGTCGCTGTCACGACCGGCGCGATCTCGGCCGGGCAGACCGGCCCTGTCCGCCAGTCCGGTGAGATCGTCGAGCCGTCCTGGTCGTGGACTCCTGGCGTCCCGGTGTTCTGCGGCCCGGCCGGTGTGCCGACACAGACCCCGCCGGCGGTCGGCTGGGTGCGTGTGATCGGTGTCGCCACATCGGCGACGTCGCTCGTGGTCGCACCCGAATCCCCCATCTCCCTCATCTAACCAAGGAGCATCATCATGGCCAAGTACATCGCCAACGTGTCCGGCACCCTCACCGAGGTGTCCGGGCTTGCGTCGTCGGCTGGCGCCGGTGACGCCGGCAAGATCCCCCAGCTGGATGCGGCCGGGAGGATCGACGCGTCGATGATGCCGGTCGGTCTCGGCGCGGACACGGCCGCCATCACCGCCTCCGAAGCGCTCTCGGCTGGGGATCTGGTGAACGTGTGGAACTCGGGCGGGCCGAAGGTCCGCAAGGCTGACGCGACGACCGCCGGCAAACGCGCCCACGGGTTCGTGCTCGCCGCGGTCGCCAACGGCGCAACCGCAACCGTCTACTTCGAAGGAACCAACACCGCCGTCACCGGGCTCACGGCCGGCGAACTGTTCCTCGCGACGACCGCTGGCGGGGTGGCATCGGCCGCGCCGTCGGCTGCCGGACAGGTGGTCCAGCGTGTCGGGTGGGCAACCTCGGCGACGACGCTGAACTTCCAGGCCGGCGAACCGATCACCCTCGCCTGATGCCGAAGGTTCTCGCGCTCGCCTCCGGTGTCGTCACCGAGGTCACCGTCGGCGGGCCGGTGTCGGTCCCGTTCGGCTTCAACCGCACCCGGTTGGGTAGTGGTCTACCGGGCCGGTTGCTCGGCGGGCTCGTGTCGGTCACCCCCACCTTGGAGTGGGTGTACGGCTGGCCGGTCGCGTGCGCTGAGGCGGTCACGTGGGATGCGTGGAAGCTGACGGTGTCGGCCGGGCAGGCGGGCGCGGTCGCGGCGTGCGCCCTGTACAGCATCACCGACTTCCAGACATCGACGGTCGGGACGCTGGTGGCCGGGTCGGACACGTCGGGGACGAGCCTGGCCACGGCCGGCTCGAAGGTGGCGACGCTCGCCGCGCCACTCACCACCCCGCCCGGCCTGTACATCGCCGCCGCCGTCGTGTCCGGGTCAGCGACCGCGCCAACCCTGTACGGCCTTCAGTTCGAGGACGACGGCTGCAACGGGCTCGACATCGACAGCTACAACCGGTTCGCGGCTTGGGCGCTCGTCATAGGCGGCGCGACCACCTGCCCGTCGACGGTCACCGTCAGTCACTACAACATCACGAACACGTACACGTTCGCGACGATGCGGAGATCCTGACATGACGACCTTGACGCAGACGACGACCGGCCCCACCGGGCTGGTGCTGTACACCGAGACGTGGGACGACACGACCGGCATCTACACCCGCACCGGGCAGGGGGCGACGACGCGGCCCCTGACCCCGGCCGAGACGGCGGCGCTCGCCACCCGCCGCATCGGAGAGGCCCGCGCCGCCCGCCAGACATCGCTCGTCAACGCGATCGCCTGGCTCCACGCCCACGCCGACACCTACCGCAACGCCCCGCCCGCCAGAACCGGCAACGCCGTCTCGTACGTCGAGACACTCCGCCAGGACATGCCGGTGTTCATGGACGGACTCGCGGACCTGCTCGCACATCTGCTCACGGAAGGAGCCTGCCGGGCACTACACTGAGCAGCAACCCCGCCAGGGATAGCATCGCTGGCCCGTCCCCCCGTCACCCTCACCCG